TTTGGAGCAAAGAAAAGACGTTCCCCAATGCGTAAAAGAAAATCCCCGGTCCGTAAAAGTTCATCTGCGAAGGTCGTTGTTAACGGTAAAGAACGTACACTTCACAAAGGTAAAAATGGCGGTCTATATTACAAAACTAAATCTGGTAAAGCTTATGTTGATGCCAAATTTGTTCTTCGTCACTCGGTCCGTAAAAGCCGTTCCCCAATGCGTTCCCGCGCGTCCCCAAAACGTAGACGTGCGTCCCCAATGCGTAAACGTGCCTCCCCAAAACGTAGACGTGCCTCCCCAAAACGTAGACGTGCGTCCCCAAAACGTAGACGTGCCTCCCCAAAACGTAGACGTGCGTCCCCAAAACGTAGACGTGCCTCCCCAATGCGTTATGGTTATGGTTTAGGACAACCATCGTTAATTGACATGATGGGTCCAGCCGGGTTAGAAGTCGTTCCTCGTCAGCACCAATATTAGGTCAACGGTTAATTTATAAAAAATAAAATACTCACATTTTCTTTTTAAGAAATATAAAGTATTTTATTGTTTTTTCAAGTTTTTTTTTTTAAGTTTTCATATAATTAATATGACTTAATATTCATATAATCACTAATTTGTATATTTTCATTAATATTAAATAATGTTCGTTCAATTGTACGCATGCTATTTGGGTGTGTTTTATCCGTGCGTACGAGTAATGGTTCAAAATTGCTTGTTTTGGCATTAAATGAACATTCAAGAATACATTCATTTTTATAACCATCAATTGCTTTTGCGTTATCAACAAATTTTTTACCTTGTTCAGTATTATAATGAATCTTGGCAAATGATTTCATGCTACCCATATGAAATACATTCGCTTCAAGGCCAATTTCACATTCTTTAATTAAAAAATCAAATGTATGTTTATTTTCAGGTTTCCATTTTAACATTGAATATTGAGTTCCGGAAATAACCGGTAAATTTTCAGGCATAAAAATAATTCCATCGTTGTTATCGGATTTAGTATAGATATTCGTAATAAAGTCTTCAAACTTATCAAATGGGTAAAATTCTTTAACCGTAATATTTAAAGTATTTGGACTACTTGGATTATTATTATTAATAAAAGTCTCAATACAACATACTGTATCAGCTAACCGTAATGAATGACTTAATTTATTAATTTTATTTCCACATAAAATAATTGCGTCGTGAATCATAAAATCCCATTTATTTGTTTTTTTATTAAAAATTACTTCACCGTCAAGTAATGTTCCATTAAAAATATTTTGTTCTGCTTCAATGTGAATATTATAAAAATTAAGTGCTCTATTAATAAGAATAGATTGATTAACATTATTACGGTCACGAATAAAATAAAGTAAAAATCTAATACCATCAAGCTTTAAACTAACACCGTATTTATAATTTTCAAGTTTAACAAAGTCCTTTTTTTCAATAGATACTGGTTGTGGTGCTGGAAATACTAAATCATTCCCTTTAACATTATAATTAATATTGATACTTTTAATTAAATAATTAATAAATTGCTTGTTTTTGATTGATGTACATTTAGGCGACTTATCGTTATTCGAAATAATATTTTCAAATTCCATTGTATGTGTATATATATAACTGTTCAAAAACTTTAAGTATTTTTTAAATTTGTAATTAAATACTTAAAAGTATTTAAGGTTTAATTACAAATTTAAATAAGTGCTTTTAATGCATAAAAATGAAATAATATCCAGTAAAACATTATTACTTTTAGAATCATTGATAGATTATTACAAAAAAAACATTATTATATTTACCAGTATAATTACACAAAAAAATATTTTATCATTAAGAATATTAGATTGGTTAGTAACAAATTACGCCAAAAAATATAATATAGTTTATCAAAATAAATATAATCAAAATTTTAATGTATATTTAGATTATAAAAATCAATTAAAAGCTTATTCAAAAAAATATTTTGACCCATTTTGTCGCCGTGAAAGAATTATTATAAATGTTACAGATTTATCCTGGTCAATGTTAGAAGACGAAAATAAATGTGAAAATAAATGCGGAGATAATGAATTAATAACAACAGTAGGACAACTGAATTTTTTTAAATGGTTTATAGAAAATGATATAATGAATTACGCAATATCTAATATTGTAAAAATAGATAAAGATATGATAGACACGTTGACAACCAGTAAATCAAGTCCTAAAAGAAAAGAATTATCTAAATGTGCTTCGAAAACTGTGTGTACATATAATTCATCTATAACGGTAAATTTTGGGTAAATTAAATTAATTACTTTTAAAACATATTTAAGGATTATACACATTTAACATTAAACATTAACATTAACGATGAATAGTTTAACCAAGTGGTTGAAAATTACGAATCAATATTCCGGTGAGAATGAAGATAGTAAACCAAGTCATTTAATGTTAAATGGGTATAAATTATTTATAAATGATAATAATATTGAATTATTCAATAAAAAATACGGTGAAGCATTGGAAAATAATGCTGAATTATACGTGGTTGAATGTAAAAAAGAAATATTCAAATTATTTTTTGATTTAGATTTTTTATTAAGTGAACAAAAATACAATGAAATAATGGAAAAAGATTTAGAAACAAATTTATTTACGGAAATGATTAAAATTATAAATGATATTATTTACGATTTTTATGGTAAATACTATAATTGTATAATTACAACAGCGGATATTAAATTAGTGAAAAAAATATATAAAAATAAGGACAATCCAGAAAATATAACCCATAAAGAGTTTATTAAAAAAGGATTTCATTTACATTTTCCCGATATTAATATTAATAAAAATTATGCATTAGAAATAAGAAAAACCTGTATAATTAAAATGAATAAATTTAATGAAGAATTTGAAAATACGGTAAATGATATTGTTGATGAACACGTATTTACAACAAGTGGTTTACGTATGACAGGTTCTAAAAAGGGACATTTTGTATCACAAACAAGAGAATTTATATGTGAAGGTAGACCATATAAATTATTATTTACATTAAAAAATAATGAAATTAATGATGAATTTAAATGCGAACTTGATAATAATTTATTAATGTTAATTAATAATACCAGTATTATTACAAATGAACAATACATAACAAATATTAGTAATAATCCAAATTTGGAATGCGATGAATGTGAATATACGAATAATTTAGGTGATGAAGATAGAACCGGTACGTGGAATAGATTATTAAAAACAGATACAAAACATATTGAAATATTTCGATTTTTCAATACATATGTTAAAGATTATACTATTAGAGATTTAAAAAGAATATATTATTCCGATAACGAGAGTGTATATATTTTATGTAGTCAAAGCAAATATTGTTCCAATATAGGTAGAAATCATAATTCTGAACATATTTATTTTAAATTAACCCGTGAAGGTATTTGTCAAAAATGTTTTTGTAAATGCGATACAATGGAAGAACGTAAATGGGGATTTTGTAAAGAATATTCCAGTAATGTTATACCGTGTACACCGCATTTAAGAAAAGTGTTAAATTTTAAAGAAATTAAAATAGATAAAACTAAAATAATAAAAAACAATAAAGTAAATTCAGATGATATTAATATAAATACATTATTTGATAATCTTAGAGATACATGGTATAATCAATTTACAAATAAAGAGCAATTACAATCAAAGCGAAAATCAAAACCGATTAAGTAAATTATTGATTAAATAAAAGTTTTAACAATGACAAAGATAATTGCGATTAAAATAGAAGAAATTAATAAACCCGCTGTATTTAAAGATCCATTATCAACAGTAACAAATGGGAGTTTTGTGATATTGTCTTTATAAAAACCAGTGGAGAAAATAATAAATAATATAGCTAATAAAAATATTTCTTGTAAATTTTCATTACTTTTTAATTTTTTTAATCGGTCGAAAAAATTTAGAGGTTTTTGTGAATTAAAATTTTCTTTCATTTGTGGTTGTGCCATTTGCTGTTGCTGTTGCATCATTTGTTGCTGTTGTTGCTGTTGCATCATTTGTTGTTGTTGCTGTTGCATCATTGCTTGTTGTTGTCGTTGTTTCATAATAGCAATTTGTTCCGGTGTAGGACCATTTTGATTATCTTGTGAATGAGGACCGCCAGGGCCGCCAGGACCGCCAGGACCGCCAGGACCAACAGTATTACCTGAGGGAATAAATTTTTGTAGTTGATCATTTTGTCTGAATTTATCAATTGAATCTGAATATTCGTCGCCCATTTATTAATTAATAATAGTTATTTTTTTAAAATTAATACGCAATTAATTTTTTTTTAATTAATTCGGTATTTTTTTTATTTTTTTTTTCTTTTATATATATTATAATAAAACAATGGGAGGAGGTTTAATGCAATTAGTCGCCGTTGGTGCTCAGGACATCTATCTTACAGGTAATCCCCAAATAACTTTTTTCAAAGTTGTTTATCGTCGTCATACCAATTTTGCAATTGAAAATATTCAACAAACATTTTCCGGTAACCCAGTTTGGGGTCAACGTGCTACCGCTATTGTATCACGTAATGGTGATTTAATTAACTCTGCTTATTTAAGAGTTGGTCTACCGGCTTTATCTGCTGATAACTGGGTTTTTACCGGTGTATCGCCATCCCCACCAATATCCGATGCTGTTCTTTGCTGGACTAACTATGTTGGTTTAGCACTAATTAGTTATGTCACTGTTGAAATTGGTGGTCAAGAAATTGACAAACATTATGGTCTATGGA